CGTACACGGAAATCGAGCGAATGCCGACCGTCTGACGGCTGCGCAATCCGGACGGGCCCTAGAACTGATGAACCAGGGTTTGTTATGGCTCGCAGACAACCTGCGCGTCAGTTACGGGGAGACTGCGCTACTTAGCCTTGCACGGATGGTTGTGCGCGCGTCACATGTCTACCCGCTGCGAGCGATGGAAAAGGAAATACCAGCACTCGATGTATCCGCCCGCCTGTCCATCAAGTGGCCGCGCTGGTATCCCCCGACAGCTGATGACCGCCAGAAAGATGCACAGACCCTGACAACCCTTGTGACCGCCGGCCTGATGAGCCGAGAGACTGCGGTCAAGGCCATCGCTGACACATTCGACATCGAGGATGTGCCTGGCGAGCTGACCGGTATTTCAGCGGACCACAGCACCAGGATAAACTGATGACCGAAATCGTACCTCAGGTTGAACCCGCTGATAACCCCGTCGACGATCTACGTGCCCGCGCGGAGCTTCTTGAAAAGAAGTTGAATGACTTTCAGCAGCAGTCAGATACGCGCCTAGTCCGCGCCGAAATGAAGGCTGAGGCCGTACGCGCAGGAATGATAGATCTAGATGGCTTGAAGCTGCTGGACTTGTCTGGGATAAAGCTTAATGAGAATGGCGAAATTGACGACGCCTCGGAATTGATGGGGCGCTTCAAAAAAGCCAAACCTTGGCTATTTGGAATGCCGTCGTCGTCCAGCCCATTGAGTGCGCCTCTGGCACAGCCACCGCGCCAAAAGCATGCGACTGAAATGACAAGCGCGGAGTACGCAGCGGCCCGTGCAGCGCTACTGAAGCAGCGCTATTAAGATAGCAGCACCATTTCTCCTTAATAAATAAAGGGACCTTCTATGGGGATTCAGAATTTTCCGCCGGCTCTGCAACCGATCATTCAGCAGGGCTTTCTGGAGCGCGAATTTGAGCAGGCCCTCCGCTCGCGTCTCGGCTATCGGGCGTGCGCAGATCGGGAAGCCTTCGCCGTAGGAATTGGTGAGACGCTCACCAAGACGCGGGTTGGCCTGAAGCCGACAGTAACAACGCCGCTGGCGCCCGCCACCAACACTAATTTTGACAATGGTCTGACGCCGACTACATGGGGGGTCGAGCAGTATACCATCACAATCAACCACTACGCAGCAACAACCGACCTCAACATGGTGACCGCCCGGGTCGGTATTGCCTCGCAATTCCTGCAGAACGCCTACGTCAATGGCGAACAGGCCGCGCGCAGCCTGGACGAATTGGCCCGAAATGCCCTGTTCAACGCGTATTTCGGCGGGAACACGCGTGTACGCAGCACGCTTGGCGGCGCCGGTCCATCGGTGCCCGTCGACGATATTCGTGGTTTCCAGACCGCCTTCGTTAACGGGGTGCAGCAGTCAGTCACCAGCTCGAACACTTTGACAGTCACGGTTGGCGCAGATTCCTATACGCTGATTGGCGCCGCGGCAGACGCAACGAACGTTTCGACCGCACCGAATGGCGTGTCCGGCGTATTGACCTTCTCCGCCAACGTATCCGTCAGCGACGGTACTGCCGGCAACACCGTGACTGCAGCGAACGCATGTGTAATTGTCCGCCCTTCGCAGCGCAGCAACACGTCGCAAATTGTCGCCACCGATACCCTAGCGATGTCTTGCCTGCTGGACGCCGTCTCGAAGCTGCGCATGAACGCGGTCCCGGAAATTGATGGCTCGTACAACTGCTACTTGGATCCGGTCTCCGCACGGCAGCTATTCGCCGATCCGGATTTCAAGCAACTTTTTCAGGGGGCAACGTCAGCCAACCAAGTGTTTCGCCAGGGCATGACAAATGATTTCCTGGGTCTGAGATTCATGCCTACTACCGAGGCGTTCGTACAGCCGCACCCGACTCTAGCGGGGCTTATGGTACGGCGGCCGATCATTTGTGGGCAGGGCGCATTGGTCGAAGGCGACTTCGCCGGCATGGCCGCGGAGGACGTCGCCCCCAAGGATTCGATCGTTGTGGTGGTGGACGGGGTAGCTATGGTTACGCGGGAGCCAATCGACCGGCTGCAACAGATCATCGCTCAATCCTGGTATTGGATGGGTGGATTCTGCGCCCCATCCGACACAACGACGAATCCCACCACTGTTCCCACCGCCACGAACGCGGCTTTCAAACGTGCCGTGATGGTAGAACATATCGGCTGATGCCTGAAGGCTGTGGAGAGATGTCGATCCAAACGATCGGCCATTTCCATCCAGCGGCATTGCCCCGCTGCATGCTCTCGCGAGATCTGTAAGAATGCAGCTTGATTGCCATGGGAAGTCGATTGCCGTAACCGGTTCTACCAGCGTGTCCGTGTCTGTTGGGTTCGGTAGGAACACATCAGTCAACGCCCCATCGCCCGACACGCCGGTACTATCTACTTCGCAAGCCGTACTGTCGTTCATCTCACCGATTACTTTTGTTGCCGATATGCTCACCAGTAGCTATGACAGTGTTTTCTTCATACGTGGCGAAGGGTGGTACCGCTAATGACGATGACGGACGCGCAGAAGACCGACGCCCGCCGCTTTTGTGGCTATCCGGCGTACGGCGCTGCACCAGCAGGGTTTGAGAATTGGCGGTTCTATCAGGTTTACGGCCTGTTGGAGTTCCGCCTTAACAACCTTTCTGACGCGGAAACGGCCGTCGTCCTCCGGTATCTGGGAACATTGACCGTGCTGGAGATCGCGATTCCACGCTCCGGTGACAACCTCGACACGGATTCTGCCGCGGTATGGATGAGAAACCGCGATGAGCCTCGCGATCGGATCCGGCTGTTTGACGACTGGTGCCGGCGTTTTTGTGGGTTCCTCGGCGTCCCTCCCGGGCCTGCGCTGGCCGACTGCGGAATTACACTGGTGGTCTAAAATGGATTCAGCTCGGCTCGAAGATCGTATCCGCTGGGGCCTAAACGTTGCCGCTCGTGCGACCGGCGTGACTACTAGCGCATACCGCCCGCGCGGAACGGAAAGTCCGCTTGCGACGCGGAACAGATTTCTTCGCCTTCATGCCGCATTCAGCGGTCTCGACGGAAAATTTACCCGGCCGAATGGGTATGGCAACGCGCTATGGTGCGGCATATTCGACGCCGCATATACGCGGCCCGGCGACTACTTGGTGCAGCACGACGCCACCTGGTTTATCGCTGCACAACACAAGATTCTACCCGTTCTTTGCGTACAGACCAACCGGGTGATTTCGTTTACTCGCCCCGCAGCGCAAACAAGCACTGGGGTGAATATGTATGGAGGCGTTACGGCAGCGAATGTCACTCCACTCATGACCAACTGGCCAGCGAGTGTGCTGGTCGCATCTAGAGAAGGTCGCCCTCTCGCCAATCTGCCCAGTGATACGTCGGTCTCCTACTGGACCGTCTTGCTGCCCGCTTGCCCCGGCGTCGTTCTGCAGACTGCCGATTTGATGTCTGATGATCTCGGACGCGGTGGTGTCGTTGCAACCACTGAGCTAACTGATCTCGGCTGGCGATTGGCTGTAAGACAGGCTACGACCTGATGGCTGACCAGTCGGATGTAGAGAATGCGTTGGTTGCACTGGCTGCCAATGCGCTATATCCAAACGGGTCGAGCTCGCCGAGTCTCCCTGGGCCGGACTGTCGGATATACCGCGGCTGGCCTAATTCAGCCGCGCTGAACGCAGACCTCGCGGCCGGCGTCATTAACGTCACAGTCTTCCCACAGGGCGAGCCAGGCCGCAATACAACCCGATATTCGCAACAATGGCAAGGTTTCCCGGCACAGGCAACACTCACCGCATCGGTTTCTGGCGTCTCGGTCACCATCGGGGGCACCGCAGGTCCGGGACAGCTCGCCGGAATGCTGGTCAATGACAGCAGTTATGTGTACGCCTCACAAGCTGGCGACACGCCGGCGACCGTAGCCGCGAACTTAGCAACTGCTGTTCGCACTGACTGGATTGTCAACCTCTCGGGCGCAACACTAACAATTCCCGGTGCCGGCAGTGTGTTGGCCCGAGTGGTCGCCGACGCTTCAGTGATGCAGGAAGTACGGCGTCAGGAACGGGGATTCCGCATCACGTGTTGGTGCCCCACACCCGCCACTCGCGACGCCTCGGCCTCGGCAATCGATCTGCTACTCGTTGGTTTTCAGTTCATCAACCTGGCCGATAGCTCCCAGGGCCGCCTACAATATCGCGGTACACTTGTATTCGATCAATCCCAGGACGCGCTGCTTTATCGCCGCGACCTGCTCTACGACGTAGAATATCCCACAACGATCACTGCCCGGCAGCCTGCCATGCTGTTCGGTGAACTTGTCCTAAACGCCGGCACCTTTACAGCCTAATCTCGGAGCCATCATGGAAATTCATTTGGTCGTTGTGAGACCTTTCGACGGCTTCTCACGCGGTGACGTGATCACGGATTCCGCGCGTATCGCCAGCATCATCAGTGGTGAACGTGCCCATTATGTTGTGCGGGTAGCCGCGCAGATGCCGGGAGGGGCTTAATACTAATGCCGATCGTTCAGCAGGGCAGCATCAATACGACGGCGCTGGTGGTGCCA